TAAGTCTTTGCCCCACTCATCTTTACCTCTTAGGTATAGTTCATTATCTACGCATTGAAAAGTGTTTATTTCGTGTAGTCTTTTGTGTGTTTCTTCCATTATTTTAAATTTATTATTACAGGCAAATTGCCATTATTTTTGTAGTGTCTTTTATAGATTGGTTTTAGTTCTACATCCCAACTATCTTTCTGTTGCCAACCTTTTTTCTTGAGCATTTCACAAAACTTTCTGTAGCATTGTAAAGCAGTTCCTACAACAACAACTGAGCGGCTATTGTAAGCTAAGTCATTACCACCTGCTCTTGTTACCATAGCAGGAATGTATTGAGGTTTTAACAGCCATTTTTGAGCTATTACTTTAGTGTCATCTATTGGCTTACCTGTAATAAAAGATATTTTAGGTTCGCTATAATCTACGTATGTAGAGTATTCTAAGTATTCTGCGTCTTTTCTAGTCATCTTAACAATAGTTTTGTATGTAAAGTAAAGTACCTAAGATTGAAGCTCCTATTATACATAAGTGAGCAACTACATCTAACATCTTATTTGTTCTTCTTGTTTTAGCTTCAGTTAGATTGTAGATGTCATACTTAAATTCTCCATCTTTGTACATCTTGTTTCTTAAGAAGAATGTTTCATATTCTTTTTCATTTAGGAAGTAAGTAGCTCCTGTGTTTCTGTTTACGATTTTAAAGTTTTCCATTTCTTGATTATTTATGGGGGTTTTTACACCCCCTGATTATTATTTCTATTTATTAATTTTTATTACATCTTCAGCATCTACACCTGTCCAACCTGTGCCTGAGCCTATCTTATTTACATTGTATTTAGTTAAACCATTAAAAGATTGTATATGCATTGTTTGCACTTTTCTTGTGTATACAGTTCCATAATAGTTAAAGGTAATTTTATCTCCCTCTTTAATTTCTAATCCGTTGTTTCTTAAATTTTCCATTTTGTTTGTTTTTAGTTATTTATTTAATTTTGATGGTACAAAGATACAATAAAAAACTTACTGACAAAACTTTTAACATACTTTTTAACTAAAAATATTAAAAAAAGTTATCCCCTATCTAGTAAATGATACTAAAATAAATTTAAAAAAAGATTAAAATGGTGTTAAAAAAGAGGTTAAAAACCTAAATTGAGAAATATAAAACTATTAAAATAAGCGCAAAATAAAATAAACTTAGCTTAGTTGAGTCTTTTAATTGCATTATAGAGGCATTAAAAGGTTGATAGGAGTTTGACCGTTATTTAATACAACAGCACATCCAACAGCAGGACGTTTACCATATTTAGCGTAAGCCATAGCATACGACTTGTGATTGATACCGCAACCGACTTGTGTTCCAAAGACTCTGAACTTCTTACCGACATAATGCTCTGTGTAACATTGGGTATGTAAATGCCCCTGTACTGTATTCATCATATCAGCTCTACACTTGGTGCGAGCAGTACCGCCTTCTCCATGTATATATTGTACTCCGTCAGCTTCATATCGTTCAACAAAGTTCCAGTCAGGAGTTTCTAATACTTCTTTGAAAGACTTAATCCATTTAGATGGTATTGAGGAAGTCTGAGCTTTACGCATTATAATCCTGTCATGGTTTCCAATTATAACAGTAGCCATAGGAAAAGCATCTCGCCATCTACCTATTTTCTTAATAGCTAATTCTAGCTCATCTAAGCCACCCATTCCATCAGCACTAGCTTCGTGATAGCTTGAGTAGTGATTGTCAATGACGTCGCCTATAAACACTACTTCAGTACAATTATAAGCATAGTATTGGTCTATACAGAATTTTAAGTAACCATCTAAACAGAACGGTTCATGCAAGTCACCGATAACTAGAACATTTCTAGTCTCGGCTTCTCGCATTTTTTTTAGTGCCACAATTTCATGCGGCTTTAATCTGTATCTGTTATTTCTTAGCAACGTCTGCAATTCCCTGACCTACAATTAAAGTTAAGATTGCATAGTACAAATCTTTTGCAGTTGTTTCATCAACTCCTAAGTAAGTAACTATAGCAGGCACTACTACAGAACTAACTGCGTACCAAAACTTCTTACTCTTAACCATTTGACCGATAAGGTACTTCTCTAAAAACTTTTTCATAATTATTTATTTTTGATTATTAAATTAATGTTTTCGCCGCCTAAATTAAGTATTTCTTTGATTACTAAGTCCATAGCCAATCTTGAGTTTTCAACAGCGTCTTGTTGACGACCATTCCCTACTAGAATACAACCGCTTGTATCTTTTGCTGTGTTTCCTCTATGAAATAATATCCAATCCCTATTAGGAACGTCTTGAACTAATAAATGTAAGTATTCTCTTGTTGCGCTTTCTCTTGGAAGTCTAAGTCTTACTTTGTATTGACCTTCAGGAATACAGCTAATATTTCTTTCATTATTTATATAAGGATTTTCTAAGGTATCACAGAAACTTTCTCCATTGATATGCAAACGACCAATAGTGCTTTCTTTTGTAAAAGTATCTCTAATGATTAGAAGATTAACGCCCCTGTCCTCTGTAGGCTTTTTTAAAGCCATTTTGTCCTTTACTTGCGTTTTTGGAGTGTACTCCCTTTCGCTTCTTTTTAACGCTCTTAAAAGCGCTTGTAATAACTTTACGAGCCATCTATTTAGATTTTTCAAATTGAATGAATTTATATATAGTAAAACTAATTGCTAGAATCAAAGAAACTAGCGTTAGTATTTCGTTACAGTCTGTTATGCTGAACCCTATTGCTGATGCGTTAGCTAACCCTACTTGTAGAGTGTCTTTTGCTTCTGTCATTGTTTTTTGTTTTTTTATCTAAGTAAGTCTTTAGCTTAGTAACATTTTTAGTTTTTGGTTTATAGTGTTTCTTCATTAGTAATCAGAAGCGTTTAAAAAGTTTCTCAATGTAAGTTTAGTTCCCTGTCTCATTGGTCTTTCTAGGTTCATACCGTTATAGTAAGCATTTTGGTCAGGGTTTACATCCGCTCCTGAGTTTGTGTTGTATTCAGGAAAGCTAGTTGTATTGTTAGTTACATAGTCAATTAGTCGTTCCGTGTAGTACTCAGCTGTGTTTCTCACTTCTTCTCTAAGGTGTTGTGCTTCCTCTGTACTAAGACTATTTCCCGTTTCGCTTGTTTTGCTGTAAATATTTCCGTTCTCTATCTTAAATCTTAAAAAAGGTATGGCATGGTAAAAAGCCCAATTCGGTAGCATGTCACCAATGTAGTCATCAACTAAAGTCTTGTATGCTTCATTTCCTACATTACCTATTGTACCTGCTGTAATTAAGTCTTTAAGTTTCTGTGTAAGGTCAGTTCCTAGCTTAGTTTCTACATAGAGCTTCTGTGCTTGTCTTACATAAGGAAGTAGTAGCTCTACATCTACATTTAAGTTGATTGCTGTAGAGTCCTTTAGTTTTGCTTCTGATATAAATAATACGTATGCCATAATTATCTTGGTTCTAAAAATCCGTTATTCTTCATTCTCTTTGGTGGTCTTGCTACTAACTTATCGTTTCTTTCTGCTGTAAATCCTTCAGATAATGCTTTAGTGTAAGATATTGCTTCACTTGGCTTAATATTACTCTTAGCTCCTCTTAAAGATGTCTTATAGATTTGTCTCAACCAAAAATGATGACAGTTACCACCTCCTTTGTAAAGCCATATAGAATAAGTAGCTGCACCACGAGGTCCCCAACCAGGGTTAACAGCTTTTGAACCCATTTGAATAATATCCTCTTTTCTGTAAACTTTTTTTGCTGAAGTCATTAATTTACAAAATTCTCTTGTACTTCCTTCCTGACTTAAAAAATTGTCTTTAGTGTAAACATATCTAACTTTGTAAAAATCATTACCTGATTTATTTAATCCATCTTGGTCATCTCTAGCATTTGGTCTTGCTGTTCCTGTAGAAGCTAATTCTGTTTTGTTGTAACTATTTAGTTCAGCTTCAAAGTCAAAGTCTTGATGTTCTCCATCTACTATTTCTTCTTCTATCAATTCCCAATCTTCTGAAATATCTTCACCAAACTCTTCAATAAAACTTTCAAGCTCAGTCTTTTCTGAGCAATTACATTTTTTTAAATTAGTTATTTGTTCGTGATTTTCACATGGCATAAAGTACTCTTTACCATCTTGCGTATGTGTGTGCGTACCACTACAACCAATTCTTTTTGCTTCTGCTTCCGCTTCTTCTATAGTGTCAAATAAAGGTAGCTCTTTTCCGTCGTTAATCATACTTCCTACCTTAGCTAGCTTAACATCTTGTTCTACTGTGTCTTCATCTCCTAAAGGCTCAAGTCCTAAGTCAGCTCTGATTTCATCAATCGTCATAACTTCTCTAATAGTCTTAGAGTCAAATTGAACTGTGATAGGTTTTAATTGTACAAACTCAACAGGCAAGTCTATGTTGTTTACTGAGAATATAGTTTGTAAAGTGTTTAAGATATTAAGTTGGAAACCTCTTACAACTGTATTTTGATAGAAATTCGCTGCATTTATAAGTTCATCAGCATTACTAGAAAATCCGTTGTTTGTATCAATACCCATTAAAGTCTTAGATGTAATTCTGTGAGCTGCACAAATATTTGAAACTAAAAGCTCTTGTAAGGCTAGATATTGCTTATCAGCATCAGAAACACTAATAGGAGTTATTTCAGGTGTTCTAGTCTTATCGTCTGAGAACGTTAAAATAAACTTACCTGAGTTAGATGCTCCTGTAAATTTTTCTACTAAACTTTGTTCTATTTGTCTTCTTTCTTCTTGAGTCGGTATTCCGTTAGCGAAACTCACGAAATACGAGCCTGCAAAACCGTTCTCTATATTATTAAGGTGAAACTCTGCCACCTTTTGGTCTACTAATGCCCAATTGCAACCTGCTATGTAGTCAGGTGTATGATAGATGTCCATATTAGGGCTATAAGAACCTGAATAAATTAACTGACTCCCTGAAGTTCTATCGTTAACATTAAAAGCAGCAATAGGATAAGGTTTATTAGTCCTAGTGTTTCCCCAATCAGCACTTATAAAGAAAGTATCAACCTTACCCATCTCATTTGGTCTTCCTGCTCTTACGCGTTCTACAGGTACGTGATACACCTCAGCTATTTCTGTTCTCTCTCTATTCCATACAATATGTAAAGCGTAAGCCCCCTGAAGTTTAAAATCAAAAGCAACCTTTTTAATTACTTGGTGTAAACTTTCATTTGAATTTGCGTGTCTTAGAAACTTCTTTAATTTAACATACGCTTCTAAATTTATAGCATCTTCTTCTTCAGCTACTAAGTCTTCACCTGCTATCATTTCAGCAGTCTGATTTACAATTGCTGCATGAGTTGAACTGTTGTAATATAAGTCAATTAAGAACTGAGGATAGAGGTTTCTCCAATCTTCTGTTCCGTATTCTATATAATCACGACCTCTAACTTCCTGTACTATTGGTGCAGTTGAAGTTTCTAAATTGATGCTTAAGATTTTATCATTCATTATATTTCTTCTTTTGTCCAATCACTAGAATGCATTATTGCTAATATATCTTTGTGATTGTATTGTTGCAAACCTACTAAAAAACTAGGAGTTTCACCTTTAAATTTTAATACTGTTTTAGTTTCATCTAAAGATAATCTTAATGTATCTTGACTTGTTTCTTCTACTTGAGAAAAATCAATACTTGCTACATTTGTCATATCATAAATTACATATATCATTTTATTTTGTTTTAAGGTACGTCTGTTACTATATCTCCGCTAACCATGTTTATCATAGTTCCGTCATTACTATTAGAGCTGTAATCTTCTATTGTAGGGTAAACTGATGCTCCTGCTGTATCTCCCATTCTCCAATATCCCAATAGATTGCTTTCTCCACTTAAGTCGGTAGGAGTACCATCATTCCAATATTCACTTATTTCAGCAGGTGTTAATGTTTTACCAAATACTGAAGCCTCATCTAATAAACCTGATAAAAATTGTGAGTTTGCTGTTGTATTTCTAGCCATCGTCAAATCAGTAACTTGTTGGTCTATTACATTCCCTGTTGAACCAAAATCAATTGTATGTACACCGCCTGACTCATCTAAAGCACCATCAATATACCACTTGATAAACTCACCATCAAATGTAAGGGTTGCCATATGCCAACCATTAGCACGATAATAAGGTTTTCCGCTTCTAAACTTATCATGACCTGTAAAACATTGATGTGTAGTACCATTAACCCTTAACCATCCGTACATCCTTTTGTTAGCCCATCTTATAAAAAATCCACTATTAGACCAATTTCCAATTAATCTCATTATAGTGGTTGTATTAAAATCATCCAATTTAAACCAAATATTAGCAGAAAATGCTGCTGTAGGTCTTAATGATGCATCATCACCACAATTTACATAATCATCAACACCATCAAAGTCTAAAGAATATAAATTCTCATAGCCACCACTAGGAGCATTAGAACCTCCTAGCATTTGTCCTAGTTTTAGAATTCTCATTATAGTACTTC